GACGGTTGAAGAACAAATGGCTCGTGCTGGGTTAACGCCTTATCCTGAAATAGAGATGATTCAGTAATAGTGAGCATACTTAGCCAAGTAGCAAAACGAATCAAAGCCTACCACGGCTCTCCCCATGATTTTGATAAGTTCTCGACTGAGAACATTGGAACCGGTGAGGGCGCACAGGCTTATGGTCATGGTCTGTACTTTGCCGAGCGTGAGGGTACGGCTGCAAGTTATAGAGACGCACTGTCTGGGAAAAATGCAAGTTTTGATGATGGGTCGTATGTTCCAGAATGGGTTTTGCAAGCCCAAAAAGATGGTAAGTTAGACACAGCAAAAAAAGATTTTCAAGACAGGATTGTACAAATTAAAGACGCGATGGATTCAAGCCCGCAACCTCACCTATTACAAGATCAACTAGATTCAAACGCAAAGATTCTGCAAGGCATCGATAGATTAAATTCTGGAGATGTTCCAAAAGTAGGGCGCATGTATGAGGTAGATATTGATGCGTCGCCAGATGAGCTGCTTGATTTTGATGCGCCCATAAGCGAGCAAAGTGATTATATTAAAAATGCTTTAGAAAATTTAAATATGAAAACTTTTAGCGGCGATAAACGCGGCATCGATTTTATGTCTAAAAATAATTGGCGTGGTCAAACTCTTTATGAAACTCTTGTAGGTGCAAACGTCAGAGGACAACCTCAAGCGACAGCAACATTGCAAGAGGTGGGCATTAAAGGCATCAAGTACGCTGACGCACAAACCCGATTCTCTCCAAAAGGCAGAACTAATAACTACGTTATATTCGATGACAAAACCGTTGAAATAGCGCGTAAGTATGGCGTATCTATGCCAGTGGCGGGAGCTATCCTTGCTGGCACTATGACGCCAGAAGATGCACAGGCTGCATCAATACCAAAAGTTACTAGAGATTTGATGAACAAATATTTTACGCCTGAAGCAATTGAATACGCAACGAAACAAGCTGATGCTAGAAAATCAAGGGAGGCTATTACAGAGATTGATATAGATGATTTTTTAAATTTAGCTAGAGAGGGGTATTCACCTCAAAAAGCTGAAGGAATTGCAAGCGTAAATCAGTTCGATGATTTACCTTTTTTAAGCATAAGAGAAGAAGATGGTATTGCTAATGTGATAGGCCACGAGGGGCGGCATAGAGCAAGACGCTTAAAAGAAATGGGTGAGTCTAAAATGCCTATTAGAGTAAGAAGTGACATCCGATGGGATCAACAAAATGACCCAAAAGCTTTTGATTATTTACATGATTACCCCCGTATTTTGTTTAATGAAGACAGAACTAAAAAAACTCCGTTCCCTTTTCGTCAAGGTGAGTCTAATTTTATACCTTCTGAGTTTATGGATATTCAGGATATATCCCGTGCAAAAAATCAACGCAAATCTGCGTTTACAAGTAGCGATGATAAACTGTTAAAAGAATTAGGTTTGGGTTCTTCGGCAGCTCTTGCATCAGGGAACACACTAGCCTCTGTAAAGCCTCAAGACGGTCTTCTAAAAGATACTGGTGATGTATTAGGTGAAATTATGGCGGGTGCAAACCGAGGTGTTGTAGACGCGCTAAACTTTTTTACAGTCGATCAGATTAACGCAATCAGCCAACTTATGGGTAGTGATAAAAGAGTGCCCACGCTGTATGATGTGCCCTTAATTGAAGAAGCCACCAGCGGTAATTTTATGGACAAAGGTGCGTTACGACAGGCAGTCAGACAAGGCAGTGAGTTTTTATCACCGATTTGAACATAGGTTTTCTCGAAAACCACTGTACCCGGACTGTACAAAATGGCTGGAAACCCCTGAATTACCTACATAAGTTTCCTATCAGGAATAATAATTAAAATATCTATTTCGTTAATTATCAATCACTTAGCTACATCTTGTTCTGTACCGAAGTGTACCTAACCCTTTTATTTATCATCATTTCACACTATACTGTAGTTTCATTCTGTACCAAGCGGTGTACCAAATGGGTGTCATTCAAAAACGCGAAGGCGTGCAAGGAATAACCTACCGAGTTTTAATTCGTAAGAGTGGGCACAAGGCTGTTAGCAAAAGTTTTAGTAAGAAAGCTCTTGCCAAAGAGTGGATGTCAAAAACCGAATTTGAGCTTGATCGAGATTTGTATCGAAATGACAAGGCCACTTTAAGAGAAACAATTGATAGATATTTTAAAGAGGTTCACAGCATCAAACCATTTGGAGCTTCCAAAAAGTGGTCGCTTGAGTTGCTGAGTGAACGATTAGGTGATTTAAAACTTACCGAATTAACTAGCAGAAGGCTACAAGCCTATGCGGTTGAGAGGTCACAAACAATATCTCCTGCGTCCGTAAATATTGAAATGATTTATCTTGGTGGCGTGTTGTCTGCGGCAGATTCTATTTGGGGAGCAAAGCCCAAACTGCAAGATTACAAAAATGCCATGTCAAATTTAAAAAAGCTAGATGTCATATCGGGTTCTGAAGAGCGCGTAAGACGAGCTTCCGATGCAGAACTTACACTTATCAAAGATACAGTCGTTAAAGGCTCACCAGTACCTGATTGGATTGATTTCGCTGTGGCTACAGCTATGCGTCGAGGAGAAATAGGCGCTTTGCTTTGGAATGACCTAAGTTCTGACAAAAAAAATATAATAATTAGAGAGCGTAAGCACCCTCGCAAAAAACACGATGACGTAGTACCACTGTTACCGGCAGCTATTGAAGTCATATCCAGACAAGTGCCTGAAGACTCGGACAGAAAAGTGTATGTTGGTAAAGGTAAGAACAAGCGTCTAGTGTATGCTTCTGAACTTATTTTCCCACAGAACGCGCAGTGTGTGGCTCAAGCATTTAAAAACGCGTCAAAGCGTTGCGGCGTTGAGGATTTAAGGTTTCACGATTTAAGGCATGAGGCAATATCCCGATTGTTTGACATGGGGCTTGACTCGATGATTGTTGCCGTATTTAGCGGTCACAGAGATATTAATATGTTGCGGCGGTACACGCATCCAAATGCAAATAAAATTTTGGACATGATAAAAACTAGCGTTAGTAAATAAAAAAAAGGGGGTTAACCCCCTTATTGTTTTACGTTTAAATGTTCAATTTGCTCAATCAATTCTTTTAAATAAAACTCTGCTTTCTTTAAATCTTGCAATTGTAGATCGGTGTTGTCTTTATGTTTGTGACGCCAGCGATGCAAATATTTCTTAACATTTCCTTCAAGAAAATATTGATACCCATCACCAAGCGAGTCTTCTAAGTAGCGGAGGCACTCGATAGCGCCGTAGGTGTAATGAGCTGGGTTCTCTACGTTCTTATCTTTCTCGACTAAATCCAACATCAAGTTGTAACCCCTATTCTAAGTTGTTATTTGCGCTAAACCTATGTCACGTTTTTGATTAAAAAACGCTTCCACAACAGCCTTGTCTGCCACCCTTTTCTTACCTAATTTATAGGTAGGAATCGGAAAGCTCTCCTTATGCACCGAATTGTGCAAGCCTTTCACTGACATCCCTAAAAGGTCTGCAAGCTCAGGCATTTGATAATATGGTTTATCCATTACTTCTCCTTGTATTTTAAGTTTTGTAAATTGTTAATAATATAGTCTTTACCTGATTTAGCGTGTTCAGCAGCTATCTCAAAAGGCACATGTACAAACTCGTAAGCCACATCAAAGCTGTCGTGTTTAACGGCGCAAACAGTTTGAACGCCCGGTGTTTGACTTTTAAGTACAAACTGTTGTCCACCACCCTCATAACTATTAGCCGAAGTAACACTGTATTTAGTCATAACACCGTTTTGTATAACCATTAAATCACTTGTGTCAGAGCTGTCTTTGTTAAACGCAACCGATCCTCCAGCGTTTACAATGTAACTTACAAACGCATACAAACCAGCGTCTTGCCTTTCCGATGCCTCACGATATGAGCTAACAGCATCTTGGTCTGAGCCTAACGTCAGCCATATGTATTCAACATCTAATATCTTTGCTAACTTCTTAACTGAGTTAGCCCTTGGTCTTGCTTCACCAGACAGCCATTTTCTAACAGCTTCTTGTGAAACACCCATCATCTTTGCAATTGTTACCTGTCTGCCTTTGCCATACTCTGGAATACTAGAGCTTTTATTACATGCTTCGTTCAATCTATCTTTAAAACTATTCACTTTATTCACCTTATTTAATATTGTTGGTTCAAAATCCATTTATATTAAATACTAAAAAATCTCCTATCAATGTGATGTAACGCACAAACTATAAGTAGTTATAGGCTTTGTCTACGTATGAGTCTACGCACCACCACAACATTTCATCTGTCTGCTGTGGACACGTTAGGAATACGGTGTATGAATATTGCAATAAATTATTAGTCATGAGGCAATATTGCATTAAAAATACAACTAAGTCAACTTTTTGTTGTTTTTAGTTGTTTGACAAATGTTAGTAACGCGCTTTGCCCCTCCTCTTTAGATTTTAATGTGCCCAGTACACGGCTGTCAGCAGTGTCTTTTGACATTATGTGAATCACTCGAACGGGCTTAGTTTGCCCTTGTCTATGTAATCTGGCATTAAACTGTTGATACAGCTCTAGAGACCACGTTAAGCCAAACCACACGATCACGCTGCCACCTTTCTGTAAGTTCAGCCCATGACCCGCGCTTGCTGGGTGGCAGAGCATCACGGGTATCTCGCCATTGTTCCATTTGTCTATCGTTTTTGGGTTCTTGTCGAGTACAACCGCTTTTGGGATGGCTTTTTTGATTTCAGCCAAATCTGACTTAAAGTTGTAAGCAACCAGTAATGGCTCTGTTGATGTGTCTGCAATCTCAACTAACGCCTCTACTTTCTTAGCGTGCATCAGCTCATAGCCTTCTTCGGTATAAATGCACCCGTTGCTTATCTGCAATAGCTTGTTGATTTGTACCGCCGCATTGACCGCCATAATCTCACCGGCCTCATACATTAAAATGAAATCACGCTTCATATCTTCATAAGCTTTTCGGGCTTTAGGTGGCAGCACAACGTCCACGTTAACGTCTAAGCGATCTGGCATCTCAAGGTAGTCTTCGCTAGACATACGAAGTACAACGTCTTTTACTGCACGATAGATGGCATTAACCCTGTCCTTTTTGACAGCCCACTGGTTCCATGCCGGGTTACCGATTAGCTGGCAATACTTTTCTAAAAACTTGCCTCTTGTGTTTTGTAATCGCTTACCCTTGTCAAGCAGATAAATCTGAGGCCACAGCTCCATTAAGTTATTTGGCGCTGGTGTCCCGGTAAGCTGCACCATCCGATCTATTTTCCCTAGCACTTTGCGTAAAGACTTCCAGCGTTTACTGCTGTGAGATTTAAAGCTGCTCGACTCATCGATTACAACCATGTCGTAATGCCACTTTTGGCCTAGTAGCTCAACAAGCCACGGTATGTTCTCTCTGTTAATGATGTGAATCGGTGTCTTTTCAAAAACTGCGGCTTTGCGTTTTGCAGGGCTTAAACCCGCTAAAACCGTGTGTTTTAACGCGCTTGTGTGTTCCCAGAGCTGTATCTCTGTAGGCCAAGTGTGTTTTGACACGCGTAGGGGCGCAACAATTAGCACCTTTTCAACCTTTTTGGATGCAATTAAGTCCGATAAGGCGGTGAGGGTGGATATTGTCTTGCCCAGACCCATGTCGATCCAAAGTGCTGCAACCTTTTTCTTTTTAACAAAGTCTACAGCCTTGACTTGGTAATCATGTAGATTTTCTCGGTTCAACATAGTAATTCTGATCCGCTTTTTATGCTGTCTACAACATGCACATGAAATCCAGCATTTTTTAGACGGCGATGTATAGCAAGCTGGTAGGGTGTTGGCTTTTTGTCTGGCGCTTTGAATTCTATAATCACAAGCTCCCCCTCTTTAAAATATATTCGATCTGGCACACCACGCTGAGAGGGTGACACCCATTTGAACGACAGCCACCCCCTTGCTTTTGCAAGTTCAGTAACCTTGTGTTCAATGTGCGACTCTCTCATTTTCTATATCGTTTTGACTCATACCCCTCGGCAGTCACCGGAAGACCCTCTGCCCAATTGGGCAGCTCACACATCAACGCCTCAAACTCAGCCAAACTGCCATGTTCGCTTGGCACATCGGCAATAATTTCATCATGGACATGCAGAACAACAGGGTAGTCAGCTTTTTCTAACCGAAGAACGGCTTCGGCTAAAACATCACGGGCTACCGCTTGAGTGATTGATTGAACTAGTGAGCCGCCATACGCTTTAATCTGACCCCACTTATGGATGTGGTTGTTCATCCCCTCATACACCAGCTCAACGCCTCTATCGCTTGGCTGTATCTTGGCGTTTGGGAATGAGAGGATGCGCTTTGATGGGAGTTTAAATAAAAGATCACCATTAACGACTTTAAATGATCCCTTAGATGCTTCAAACTCTGTACCGTAGCTGACGGCATTTTTTGCAGCTCTTTCAACATCAGCCCAAAGCTTAACGATGTTAGGGTTAGCCTCTCGCCAATCGTTGCGTATTGTTAACGCCTGACCCTCTGTCACTTCAGCACCATAGGCTTCGGACATTTTCTGGAATGCTTTAACACCCCCTTGATAGCCCAATGCCAGTGTCGCCACCTTGCCGACAAATCGTTGGTCGTAATTAATATCGCTGTACGCTATTCCGTACATGTTTGACGCCGTTGCTTTATAGATGTCTCGACCTGATCGGAAGACATCAAGAACGTCTTCACTGTCTGATAGCCACGCTAAAACTCTAGCCTCAATGCTTGAGTAATCTGCAACCACTAACCTATTGCCGTCCGAAGGTATCAGCATCCCGCGTAAGCACGACGCCAATGCATCCATAGGATCACCCTTGATCACTTTAGGATCACGCTGACGCATCAGCTTAATCACTGCATCCACATCATCAACATTTGGGCGTGGGAGGTTTTGAGGTTGAAAGTGTCTGCCTACCCACCTTCCAGTGGCAGCTCCGTGATAAGTCAACACGCCATGCGCTCGACCATCTTGCCCAAGGCACTTCAGCATCGCTTCAAACTTTTTAGTGCTGGTACGGCTCAGTGACTGACGTATTTTAAGAAACTGTTTAACAATCTTTGTCGCAGATGGGTCATCTAACGCCTCGGCAATGGTTGCCTTGTCATAGGCTTTTAAGTCATAACCTTGCTCTGCAACCCATGCGGTTGCTTTGGCTCGACTACCCGTTGAGTCCATCGAACCATTAGTAATTTCGTGTATCTTTTTGTTACACCGAGCGGTGTGCTGATCAATAATATTAAGAGCATTATCTATGCTTTCTTTATCAAGTCGAACACCTCTCCAGTTTATAACTTGGTCTGTGATCCACACATCAACTTCTAAGCCTTTGAGGTTTCTAAGCCTTGTTCGTATCTCACGTTCAGCCACCACATCTTGAATGCAGTAGTCACATAATTCTTTAAACATATCCGGGTCTTGTCTGCGCTCACCACGGTAGGGTTTGCACAACCGCTGTATTAATAATTTACCGCGTTTAGATTTAACATCATCGCCACTCAAGCCTAGCGCATCACCACACTTTCCCAATGCGCGGGGATAAGCTTGTGCGGCGGCAAGGGCTGCACTGTCACGCCATTGTTGTATAGGAACCAAAGGCCACCCAAGCGTTTGATTCCAGATCGACATCTCAAAAAAGCTATTCCACGCCCACACTGTTGCGCCTTGCTCGATCAAGTCGAAAAGCCTTTGCGGCGGTGGCATGTCTGGCGTCCAAAGGGTAGGGGTCTCGTCACCTAGCGCCCACGCCAAGCACAACACCTCAGTGGTATTATGATCGGCGTAAGCGTAGGCTCCGGCCTTAAAAATGTCACACTCAGAGTAAGTCTCAAAGTCCATTGTGATGTTCATACAAGCTTTTTCCGTAGCCATTTTTGACTGAGACTGTGAACAACCGGAGTCTCTTTACGCTTCCACTGAGTGGGTCGTTGAATCTCACGTTTCTTTGGCAGTAAGTCATCGTCAGTTATAAAAACGCCGTGACCTCTTGCCTTTTTCATGCCCATGCGATTCTTTAAAATCCGATATGGAATCCCCGCTTGACGAGCAATCTCGCCGACAATTACGTCCTTCATGTAATGTTCTGGAAATCTCTCACCGACGTAGGTGTAGCTCAAACGGGGTTTCATCGTCACTCCTTAACTTAAAAAATCATCTTCGGCTTCAACATCCGCGTCTTGCTCTGCTTGGATATCATCGAAAACAGTATCGACCGCAATACCACCAGCACCAAAGGTGTCGCCATCTTTGGAAAACTGTAAGGCGTTGAGATTACATGCCACTCGTTTGCCCCATTTGTTGTCCATTACCCACAACGAAATAGCCGCATTAACGTAGCACCCGGCATAAGGACGACCGTCTTCTTCGACCAAAGGTGTCCGATCTCTATCAATAATTTGTGGTCGTAGTCTTGAAGCACAACTAATAAACATTGCATTCTCATACCCGTCGTACGACTTGGAGTTTCCGTCACCAAGGCAAGTGTTTAAACCGTTAGGAATTTGACCTTTGAACGCATCTAATGCGGCTTCCTTAATTACCTTTTTAAACGACGCGATTTGTGCCTTGTCGTTTTCTTTGTCCAACAAAAGATTGCAACTAAACTTTGGCGCTTGGCCTTCGTTAAAAGCTTTAGGTGTCCAAATCTCTGGAAAAGACAGTCGTGCATTCTTAATCATTATTACGCTCATTAAATTATTCCTTTATTTCTGAAAAGTAAGTGGCAACATCAGGCTTAATAGCTGGTCTAGGATCAGAGTCAGGTGCAAGACTTGGTTTGCCTTCGGGTTTAAAGCAGAGTTCAGTAACCTCTGCGGCTCTCGCTTTACCAAGCAATTTCTCTGCTTGAGCTGGCGAAACTAGTTTGTTGCTGTGCGCGTCATCGCCAAGCAACTTAATTAAATGTGTTTCTGCGTCTTTGTCGTTAATCCACTTGCGCTGAGATCGACCCTGAACGAGCTTGTAGCCGTCCAAGATTCCGCCATCAAAGAGAATCCTCTGTGCGTGCTGTTGAACACCTCGCGCCCAGCCTATGAGCGCATCCATTTTCGGAACGAGCTTGGATATCTCATCGGGGGTGAGGGTGTGAGGCACTTGAACAAGCAAAGGTTCTTCGAGATTGTCAAAGTTTGACAGTGTGAGGTTGTAGTTGTGTTTTGCTAATGCTCGGCACACAGGCTTTGCTCTACACCACCGGCAAGCCGTTGCGGAGGGATTAAAATCTGGATCAGGATTCATTGTTGCAATTGCGGCAGGGCGTACTTTCTCTTCTGCCCACTTAAACAAGTCTTTAGCTCTTATAGAGTAGCTGTCAATGTGATCAAGCCGAGGTTGCACTATGGTCATGGTGACGACATCTACCTGATCAACGTAAATCTTTAAAGCACCAAGGCCGTACAGCATAAGTTGTGAGTTCTTTTGTGCAGAAACTTTAACGCCTGTCCCGTACTTTAGGTCAATGATGTTAAGTACGCCGTCGTCTACAGCTACGCAGTCAGCAGTTCCAAATCCACCTTGCGCCCAATCAGAGTAATCGACTCTAAGCTCGTAGTGCTTTTCACCACTGTAGGTGTTGCAGTAATCCACGTAAGTAGATACGTGTTCAGCCATTTCTTCATCGACTAACCAACCCTCAACCTCTACACCTATATAGGACTCTGGCGGTCGCTGACTAATCAGGCTCATCTCTGCAAGTTCGTGAGCTGCTGTGCCCTCGGTTGCGTAGATCGACCCTTCATCTTGTGGCATTCCGCTTTCTGCTAAAATACTACCCGGACAATTCATCCATTTGCTTGATCCACTTGCGCTTAATATTGCGTGTGCTGCCATGTATTCACTTCTCCATTCTTGTCTATTCAAAATCAATATTATTTTTAATTACAACTAAAAGCTGTTGACAATACTAATGGTAGTCAACTAAGGTGTCAACTCTTTAGATGTAAATTCACTATTTAGTTGTAATTAAGGAGATTTATACAATGTTGCATGTCAGTACCTACGCGCCAATCGTTCAGTCTGCACTGGATAACGTGGTTGTGCATTCAAGCTTAAAGAACGACAGCTCACTAGCTAGAACGCTAGATGTCACCAAGCAAGCTTTAAGTAAATGGCGAGTGTCCGGGTTGATTCCCGCTCATCGAGCGATGCAAATGGAGCTACTAACCCAAGGCAAAGTTAGTTGGAAAGAGCTTTGTCCTGACATCGTTGAAGACTTCAACCGAAAGGAGCCGGTCTATGCAATCAATAGATAAAGACCGACTCAAATATTATTTTTTTAAGTGGTCGGCAAATTTTCTGATGGGGACTAGTGGCGTATTGGTTTGGGTCAGCAAGCAAATAGACAAGGCTGAAATTGCGCTAATGACAAAGGCGTCAAGATATTTATAAAGGGTGGTAGTAATGGGGTTTTTACAGGAGTTTGGGCACAAGCTAGTCGATCAAGGCTACGAAATTGTGCCGATAATGAAGAACAAAAAGTCACCGATGCTGTCGGGCTGGCAAGACATTAGATCAACGCACGATGACGTTGACGCGTGGCTCTCTAATGGTCACCGCGATGGTGGCGTGGGCATTCTTTGTCGCAACACCATAGCGGTTGATATTGACTGCTACGATAAAGACAAAAACAAAAAGCTGGTGATGTGGTTAGAAGAGAATGTCGGCACTTCACCGGTGCGATATGGCAATTTCCCGAAGTGCATTCTACCTTACCGCGTTGAGTCTCGATTTAAGAAGATCAGAAGCTGTGAGTACGAGGACGCGATGTCTACAACTCACGCCGTTGAGGTGTTAGCCGACGGCCAACAGTTTGTAGCCTATGGAATGCACCCGACAACGCAAAAGCCGTACCGCTGGAATGCAAGTCGAGGTGGCATTGCCGATCACGCGCAAAACTCTCTACCTTTAATGACTAAAGAAAAGGCTGACGCGTTTATTGCCTATTTTGAATTATTAGCCGGTGAGGATACAAACTGGGAGCTTGCGCGGAAGGGCGTGTCTCCGATACAGGTAGACCCCGATGACATCACCATGCTGAAACCTAAAATGGATGTTGATGAGGAGGGTGTAAAAGAGTTACTTGCCTCAGTAGACCCCGACTCACATCACGACGAGTGGGTAAAGGTCGGTATGGCGTTACACCATCACTTCGATGGCGCTGACACGGGCTGGATCATATGGGATGAGTGGTCATCTGACAGTAGCAAGCACCGCGACGGTGAGTGTGAGCGTCGATACGCGACATTCGACACCAAAGGTCGAGTGCCAGTGACGATGGCGTCTGTTAAGCAGATGGAAAAGGCCGTTGTTAGTGAGCGTGTGGTTGAAGAGCGACTACCTCGAATGCTTAGAGAGTGGGCGTTTGTGCATGTCGAAGGCTCGGCGCGTGTTATCCGTGAGGATGTAGGCAAAGGGAACAGTATCGTCCTTTATAAGCTCGAAGACTTAAAGAAAGAACACATGAACTGCCGCGTCTTGTCAGGCGATGAGAAGCCCAAGCTTTTAAACCTTGTTGATATGTGGCTCGAGCATCCAGAGCGAAGAACCTATGCGGCTGGACTGTCATTTGCACCGGACATGGAGATTCTTGATCGTTATAACCTATGGCGCGGGTGGAGCTTTATTCAGGCGAAGGGTGATGTTGACCCGTGGTTAGACTTCATCACCACTGTAGTTGCTGATGGTAACCAGATACACGCTAATTACATCATTAGCTGGGCAGCTCAGATGGTGCAGCAACCTATGCAAAAAATAGGTGTGGGCTTAGTGCTTAGAGGCCGCAAAGGAACGGGAAAGACTAAGTTTGGTGAGCTGTTAGGTGGTCTGTTTAAAGCTCATCACAAGATTGTCAGCAGGGCAGAACACGTTACTGGGAACTTCAACCGACACCTTGAAGACACGTTACTGCTGCAAGCAGATGAAGCGTATTGGGCTGGGGCAAAAGCCTCCGAGGGTGCGCTTAAAGACTTACTGACTAACCCGGAGATCACCATTGAGCGCAAAGGCGTTGATGCGTATACCGCGCCAAATTACACGCGCATTCTATTTACGAGTAACGAGGAGTTCGTCGTCCCGGCTAGTCTGGATGAGCGTCGCTTTGCTGTATTTGACGTCGGTATTGAACGAAAGCAAGACTCTAAATATTTCTCTGAACTTGACCGTTGGTACAACACGGGCGGGGCGGGCGCATTGCTGGAGTACCTTAAAACCTTTGACCTATCCACTACCAATCTGAGGCTAGTGCCACAGACAGACGCGCTGCAAGACCAGAAGTTGGAGGCGCTGGACACTGTTGATCAGTGGCTATTCAACTGCCTAATGAGTGGTGAGCTGCGAGAAAGTAGGGTCGCTGGTAATTGCGTGATGTTTGGCAGTGAGTCACAGAAGTCTGAGGTGTATGACATCTATTGCTCAACCCTTAAAAGTAAGTACGAGTCTCCGATAAAAGAGGTGGGCTTTTGGCGCAAATTAAACAGTTACGCAAATATGTTTAAGCAGGGTAAATACGCTCGGATAGGTGAGAACCGTGTGCGGTTTATAAACATAGCGCCGTTAGAGTCAGCCCGCTTTATCTTTGATGCCAGTAACGGCCTAAAAGTTGATTGGGCAGAGTTCGATGAGAGCAAAGCCGAGGATGTTTTTGATGATGTTTGGGAGTCAGCCGATGGGTAAGGGAAGCAAACAACGCCCAACAGCGGCGTCTTTTTACGATAATTTTGACAGGATATTTGGAGATAAAAAAATGACGATGTATAGGTGCGACAAGTGTGGGGTGGTGGACGAGCGAGAGGTTCACGAGATAGTTGAGAAAAACTATGAGCCAATGGGCGATCAGCACGTTGAGCGCCTTGTTATTTATTTAGAGTGTGACCGGTGCGGCGGTGAGGATATTGAAGAGTTCAATCCGTTGTCTTGTGACACTTGTGACGATTAAAACCCCCTAGAGTTCGGCAATTCCCCTAGCTGATACTCTCTTTGCCTCTAAGCTTCACGGCTTAGGGGCTTTTTTTTACCTATAAATACAACCTGTAGTTGACGATACAACATATAAATGAGATAATGACTACGTCATCAAGGGGATGGCTTAATTAAATAACTAAATAAATAACTAAAGTGATGAGGAATATAGTGATGAAACTTAAGAAAACTAGATTAGAAAGAACATGTAGCCAATGTGATAAAACAATTAACAAGGGTGATATGTATGGTCAAAAGTCTAAAAGTTATCCAGTGTGGGAAACTTACTGGAGTGCCGACCAAAGACCTAAAGAGGAAATACCTGATTGGGCTTGGACTAAGGTTTATTTTTCTGACCTTTTTGATTGGTGTGAGAGTTGCGCCCAACCTGAAAAAGAGGTGGCGTAATGAACTTATTTGAACTGGATGAGCTGATCCATCAGCTAGAACGCAAGCAAAGCGACACCGATGAGATGCTCCAAATGTACTACCGCAAACGCGGTGAGCTTAGAGAAGTTGTCAAGGGACGCATCGCCGGGATCATGTCGGGCGTCAGTGTGTCCAATAATACAACCAATAGTGGTATACTTAACCAAGAGAGGTACTAAGATGGACGTTTTATTATCATTGTTATTTTTATTTGTAATGTGTTTCTGCGCTTCCGGGGCTTGGCTAATCGTTCAAGACAAGCAGCGCGACTTCCTGATGAGGAGAGAAATTGAAAATCGTCGATATAAACAGTAGTAAATCATCCGATGAGCCTGTAAGGGATATAACCTCTCAGGCTCTTCTGGATGCACTCTCAGACTTTGGCAGTTACGCCATGCATGAAAACATCAAAGCTTTTGCGGTCGTCGCTTTAGATGGTGACGGACAAGTGACCAACTCTTGGCACTCAGATGGCGTTCAGATAACAACGCTGTTAGGTGCCATTGAATTGATGCGTAACGACTTCATCAACGAATATATCTAACCACCCACCGCATAACTCTCATAGCCTTAAATCATTTAGTTGTGTCCTTACACAAAATTACAATGCACGCCCATTAACTTGTGAGGTGTGTAATGTTGTTTGTTTGTCTGTTTTGCGTTGTTTTTTTAGGATTGATAGCTGGGGATGATTTAAGGGTTTGAGGCGGTGAGGCGGTGAGGTTTTGAAGTGGTCAAGGATAGGCCAAAAGGTCAAGGTAAGGTCAAGGATAGAAAATGTTAACCTTGACCACCTTAAGTCATTGATTTTATTATATTTTATTACTTATTTTTACTCTTTTTCTTTAAAGGTCAAGGTAAATAGATATAAAGTCAGTAGGAAAAAAAAACCTAAAAATAGTGTTTTTAAATCCTGCTGGTTTTGTCGGATTTTACCTTGACCCTTGACCTTTTTTGTTAAAATGCTCTGAAACGTAGAGCCGGTGCGGGTTTGAGGTGGTCAAGGATAGAATTGAGAATTTGATCTATCCTTGACCTTGGAGCTAAAATGCTCTGAAACGTAGAGCCGGTGAGGCTTAGAGGTGGTCAAGGTAAACTGATTTAACCGCGACACCGCGACAAATTAACCGCGACAAATCGACCGCGACAAATCGACCGCGACAAATCGACCGCGACAAATCCTGCAGCCGAAAGTTCAGCTGCCGAAAGTTCATAATACATTAGTGATAAAAATGTAAGCGCCGGATCCGGTGACCCATAAAAAGACAAGATAGGCGCTCAGGTTAGATTTAAGGAATCGATCAAGTAATCGCATCAATTATCCTCCGACGGCTATTAAATTAGATTTGAAGTTATTGGAGCGCGACCCGTGTACCGTGATCGCTATGTTCTTGGTAACACCATCACATAAACCGCAATCAATGCACTGGATGCCTTTAGAGTCTGCTAGGCATTCTATTTCAGAGTCGTAAAGCGCATCACCAACCATCGCGACGCGGAAAGTTTTTGCGCCTTGTGCCTGATATTTTAACGCTTGTTTTGGTGAGTCGGCAGAGACCATGCAGAGAGACATAAAACGACTGTCGAAGTGCTTATGGTTCGCTTGATGAGTGTATCCAGTGTGCCCCGACCCCAGTAATGCAATCGATGATGCGACACCAAACGGAATTGCCGCGGGGTCACCATAAGCACCGAGCCTGATCATTCGACCGGCAAAGTGTCCCGCATGTTGATCAATATCAAAGGCCGGATAAATTCCGCGCTTATATCCTTTATATACCGCATTAGGTGCTTGACCAATATTTACATAACAAGCGCCTTTATTAAAATGTCGGTGCGGACAATTGCCACAGATTGAAACATCAGCGCCGACCTTGGAAGCTTCGACCGGATTAATATCCGTCCTAATTATCCAAGTTTGCACCATGTCGCCGGTCTTTTTATTACTGGTGCTCATCGTCGCAATAATGGCAATGGGTTCACCGTCTAACACACTGGCACCTTCCCACATTATAAACCCGCGAGTTTTTGACAACCCGACCGGCTTTGACTTGTTGGCTGATAAATATCTCATTGTTGTTGCCTCTACTTTTAGTTGTAAATAAGTACAAAAAAACGCCCTCGATTAAGGGCGCTTGATTTACTTACTCGTCATCTATCCTGTCTATATCCATTACTTCGGCGTCGCCGTCATCAACTGCCCCTACTAACGCTGAAAATTCTCGTTTTGCTGCGATTTCAGCAGCTTTTTGATTTTCAGATTGTATTGTTAAATGCCGTCCTACAATACCTGTAACGTGAACATTATAGGTTTTCATTCCTCATTTACTCCCTTATCAGTGTTAGTAATCTTGGCGGCCAGATTCCACGCCAACATTGCGCCATGCCATGCGGCTGCCTTCTCTGCGCCACTCATGGCCTCAATGATGTTCGTTAGTTCGTCCATGTCTTCCGGTGTGTGCCATAGGTTTACTGGGCTAATTGTCTTAATTGTCATGTTGTATTACCTCTATATATGAATGTATCACGATGGTCTCACATATACGTTGTATAGTCAACCTGAGGTTGTAATTAGGTCAACCAAACTCGACAACAGAGTATCGGACACACAACGAACTGTTGTAATGCGATATAATCGGCGTCATTCACGATCTAACGGGAGTTATTAAATTGTCCAACATCAAGCCTATTGATTTAGATAAGCTCTATGACCTAGCAAAGATAGGGCTATCGGAAGAACAGATAGCAATTAGCCTCGGCATATCAGTCTCGACAATTGCACGCCGCAAACGTGACGATGACACATTTAACGAGACCTTAAAGGCCGGCAAGCAAGCTGGCATATCGGCGGTTACTAATTCTTTGTTTGAATCCGCAACGGCTGACAAGCCCAACACGTCGGCGCAGATATTTTTCCTAAAGAACCGAGCTGCATGGCGGGATAGAACCGAAGTAGATACTAACATTGCTGGCGGTATTGAGGTTACTTACGACATAGATAACGCCTTACAAGCGCTAAAGGATGCGGGCGTTGACCCGTCCAGCCTCTAGGCTTATCTTATGACTGATAAGATTAATATGCCTATTAATCAATGGCTTACGGCTATATGGTACAGTCTTCGGCACAACAGCCGGTCAGGTTTTGCGGTTTTGAACCCGCTTCGCAAAATTGGGACTCCCGGCTGGGGCAGTACGCCCCCATATATATCGTTACATATAGGGCGCAAATAATGGCAAAAGCGTCTGAGAGAAAGACTTCAAAAAAACCGGCTTCAAAGCTCACCGCCTCACAAAAAAATAAGGCGGAAAAAATAGCGGAAGCAATTCGTATAGTAAAAGTTCACAAAGCTCAAAACCGTCTAGCTTATTTCCAGCCCTATGAGTGGCAAGAAGAATTTTACAAGGCTGGCAAGACCAATAAGCAGAGAATGCTTATGGCTGCAAACCGCGTAGGCAAAACGGCTTCTCAAGCAGCAGAGGTTGCATACCATCTCACCGGCTTATATCCAGATTGGTGGGAGGGGATACGGTTTAGCCGTCCCACTAAGATTTGGTGCTTAGGTGTTTCTGGTGAGCAGCTTCGCGATGTAATTGTAAAGGAGTTGATTGGCACTTATCTTGGTGAAGGTAAGTTCGATGGTTCAGGGCTAATACCTCAAAAGCTTATATTCCAAGTCACACCGGCTATGGGTACGCCAAGGTTGCCAAGAGATGTGGCTGTAAGGTATGCCAGTGGTAACACCTCCATTGTAAGTTTTAAATCCTACACTCAGGGACAGCATGTGCTTATGGGTTCGAGTCAGGATTATATCTGGATCGACGAGGAACCAACCGACACCGCAATATACCCACAATGTCTTACGCGAACAGCGACAGGTAATGACGGGAAGGGTGGTTACCTCGTCGGTACTTTAACGCCAGAGAATGGGATGACTGAGTTAGTGTCCCAGTTTATGGATCACCCAGCAAAAGGGCAGTATTTAAAAAATGTTACTTGGGAGGATGCGCCACACTTAGATAAGGAAGTGCGTGAGCAGCTATTGTCTGCCATTCCTGAGTACCAGAGGGATATGCGGAGTAAAGGTATTCCGGTTCTTGGTGAGGGCATGGTATTCCCCATAGCCGAAGAGGCTATTCAGTGTGAGCCGTTTGAGATTCCCGCGCACTTTAAAAAGCTGGCGGCGGTGGACTTTGGGATAACGCACCCAACAACTTGTGTGTGGACGGCCTATAACCCGGATAACGACACTATTTATGTGTATGACGCCTATAAGAAGGAGGGCGAGATACCCGCAGTACATGCCACGGTGATAAAGAGTCGCGGCAAGGACATCCCTGTAATCTATCCGCATGACGGTGACAACACTGAAAAGGGCAGCGGTCGCACTTTGGCGGAGTTGTATTTAGAGGCGGGGGTGTTGATGATCGGGCGGTTCACAAATCCTGATGGCACTAACTACGTTGAGCCGGGATTGATGGAGATGTTAGAAAGATTCAGAACTGGACGCTTACAGGTGTTCAGCAATTTGGCTCCGTGGTTTGAGGAGTTTCGGCGGTATCACCGTAAAAAAGGAAAGATACATAAAGAGCATGACGACCTTATGGACGCCACACGTTATGCATCAATTTCAGTTACACGGTTTGGGCAGAACAGGGCAGAGCGTGAACAAATGACAACAGGGCGAGGTAACCACACCAGTTATGAATATAGCTACTGAGATCGACGATCAAGAACTTTTAGCCACACTAGAAAATAGTATTAACGCCGCTGACTCATACGCTGAAAGCGAGATAGGACAGCAACGAGATAAAGGTCATAGATATTACTATGGGCAGCCCCTTGGGAATGAAAGAGCTGGGCGCTCACAGCACGTTTCCATGGACGTTTTTGACGCTGTAGAATCAGTAAAGAGCCTGATGATGGACTGCTTTACCGCTGACCGCAACGTGTGTCGGTTCGATCCGCAAACCGCAGAGGATTTTGTGCCAGCTAAGATGGCAACCGCACTAACTAACTATATTTTCTATAGAGAGAATAAAGGTTCTAAAATTCTTCACGATGTTATCCACGACGCACTGGTTGCTAAGACCGGTATCGTTAAGAGGTACTATAAAGATTATTACGAGTATGAAGAAGAGACCTTTGAAGGTTTAGACGAGGCTAGTTTCTCAATGCTTGCATCTGACCCTGCTGTCACGATTATGGAGATCGCTGAAGAGTCGATCATGGCGCAAGTACAAGACCCGCAAACCGGTGAGCCTGTAGCGATTCAACAGACAATGTACAGCGGAGAGATAGCTAGAAAGATAGACAAGTCAAAAGTGTGCGTTGAAGTCATACCACCAGAGGATTTTTTAATTACTCCGCGTGCAACGGATGAGGAAGATGCGGATTTCTGCTCTCACCGCACAAGCCGCACACGCGGTGAGCTTTTGAGTGAGGGATATGACCCAGAGGTTGTACAAAAGCTTGACGAAGACCGTGATCTACATGAAGACGGGTCACTTGGTCGCAGCTCCATAGATAGTCTTCGCAAAGACGATAGCTATGAGTCTGACAATGATCGTGAATATGTGACGATATACGAAT